TAATAGCTAAAAAGTAATGGCTAAAACTAATGACCACGAAACATTAATCTACTTTATGCGTAAGGCTGTTATTTTAGTAGAGCAATGTATTGATAAAAACGGGGAAGATGATTTTATTCTGCCCGTAGGTGCAAACAAAGTTCTTGTAGAAGTTGTTGATGCACTTGAAGAAGAAATAAATCGAGCAGGTGATTTTGAGGAATACGATCCTGGTTAATCATTAAATTTAATAGTTATATTTAAAAGGAGGAATCAAATGGATATAACAGAATTTAATATAGATGTTGGAGTAGATAGCTCTAGCGGTGGTGAAAAAATAAAACCTGGTAGGTACAACCTAGAGTATAAAGGCTCAGACATGATCGAAGGTGCTAACGGGTGGAAAGCATTAAAGATTATGTTTGATGTAGAGGGAGAAATTGTAAATGTAAATCATGCTTTTACAATGGCACACGATACTAGCACTAAGGCTGTTGAAATAGGAAAACAATCTTTTGCATTAATGTTAAATGCTATGGGTGTTGCTACAGTTAAAGATACTGACGAACTAGTAAACAAAAGAGTAAATGTTGAACTGGTTTACGGTGAAAAAGGATATTTAGAAGTTAAAGATGATTTTGGTAAAAGCTGGTCTGAAGCTACAAAGGCTGGTGTAAAAAGCACAAAGCCAGTTATAGATGAAGATGAAATCTTCCCGCCAGATGCAGAAGATGAAGACGATATGCCTTTTTAATGATGTTAAATACAGGAGGCCAAGCTTATGTGCATACTGTCACGGTTTGGCTTCCGCATTATTATACATAGACAATGAAAAAATTAAGGGAGCTTGCTCAATGGAGCATCTCAAATACATCGGGGAAGGTAAAAGAATGGAGCATATTCAAAACTTTGCACAAATTAATGAAGAGTTATTATCAGTAGCATTAAGTGATGCTAAATCAAAATATATAGAACTATCAAAAAAGAACGGATCTTATGTTCTGCATCAATGGGATAAAGAAGATAGGGTTAGTTTTGTAAAAAAACTTGTGTCTAGTTATTTAGTAAATTCTAAGGCACAAGCAGATGAGTGATTTAACACAGTTCTTTGGTAAAGAAGGTGTTGTATTAGACAAGAACTTTGCGTTTACCAATACTAGCAAATCAAATGCTGATTTAATTAGAGAGATGCAATCTCATGGGTTGCTTGTTGACTATTTAGATACAAGTGGTGCTTTAGTTAGAGTGCCAGTAAGTGCAGGACAAAACCACAGGCCAGATAAAGGTGGAGAGAAGTCTGGTTATTATGTTTATAACCAATTAGATCATCACTTTGTTTGTATTTTTGGTAATTGGCGTACAACCTTTGAGGGTAAGTTTACCTCTTACAATCCTAACGATATGTCTGCTGAACAAAAGCGAGATTTACAGCAAAAACTTGATGAGGCTCAGAAAAAAAGAGAAGAATCTAAAAAAATACAACATGAGCAAGTTTCCATATATGCAAAAGGAAAATATGAAAATGCTAAAGAGGTTGCGGAACACAAATATCTCACAAATAAAAAAGTTAAAAATTATGGGCTAAAAACAATTAATGGAAACCTATTAATTGCTGTTTATTCTATCACTAAAAATAATAATGGAACATTAGTTTCTGATATAAAGTCATTACAGTATATTTATCCAAACGGAGATAAAAAGTTTGCTTCTGGTGGTGAAGTTAAAGGAAATATTTTTTTAATAAATTGCGAGCCAAATGATCTTAAAAACATAGATAATTTATACATAGTTGAGGGTTATGCTACGGGCGCTTCTATTGCATCACTTGGTCTGCCTGTTTGCGTGGTATTCTCTGCTAATTTCTGTTTGTCTGCGCTCACTAGACTGCGTTCTATGGGTATAAATACTAAATTTGTTCTTTGTTTAGATAATGATGAATCTGGAGTTGGTCAAAAGTGTGCGAATGAGGTTGCAACTGCGGTTAGCCATTGCATTGTTAGACTACCCTCAATCATAGGCGATTTTAATGACTTACATCTGCAACAAGGCATAGACCAAGTTGAGTTAGAGTTATTAGAATCAAAGTTTAATATTAGACAATATGCTATTCGTAACTTGGTTGAAGCTCCAAAGCCAATAGAATGGTTAGTGGATAGTTTTATACCATTAGCAAAGCCTGGCATTATTGCGGCAGTTGGTGGTGTTGGTAAATCTCTATCCATGATTCAGTTAGCATTAAAAGTTGCAATGGGTGGTAGTTGGTGGGGTAAACCAATTATGCAAAGAGGTAGTAGCGTTATATTTGCCGCAGAAGATGATTTAAACGAAGTACATAGAAGGATAGAGGCATTAGACCCTAATGGAGAAAGGTTTAAATCACAATATGATGTGTATGTGTTTCCTATACCAGAACAAAAAGAGCCATTAATTTTATTACGAGAAGAAGGGGTTACTTCACAAGCACAAGAGTTAGTAGAAGAGTTAAAAACAATACCGAGCTTGAAGTTTGTTTGTTTTGATCCTTTACAAGCATTTACAACAGGAAACATATCAAGCTCTAATGAAGTTGGTCAGTTGTGGGGTAGTTATTGTGCCAACATAAGTGCAAGACTAGGCGTTACAACGCTTACAGTACATCATTTAGCAAAATCTGCGCTTACAAACGACTCTGATGATGCATTAAGCCATAGAGCAGAAATAAGGGGAGCAAGCTCTATTACAGACTCCGTAAGATTTGCGATAGCCATGTGGTTAGCGGATAAAGACACTTGCGAAAAGATATGTTTAGAACAAGGCATAGAAGTTGATAGAATGTCCGTTGTTAAAGCATCTTTGGTAAAATCTAATTCAGGTAATGTTGACTATGCAACAAAAACATTGGTTAGAAAAGGTGCAGTATTAGAAATATTAGAAAAGAATAAATCCTTTGATTGGGATTGAGGAATAAACCATGCCAGAAAAACTAAAGAAAAGCGTTAAGACATTTAACCGCAAAACTAACAAAACTAGTGTTGAACATTTTTATTTGCATACTACAAAACTTGATGAACTTACGCGAATTGCAAATGATGATAAGGCTAGTCCAAAACTACGTATGAAATGTAAGAGAGAGCTAACAAAAAGAAGTAAGAATGAAAAACTTTTTAAGTAGGTTATTAGATAAGTTTTTAGAATGGTCTTTTCAAAGACACGCAAATAAATTATTTAAAAAAGGAAACCATGAGTAAAGGATCAGACCAAAGAAAAAGACAAGTACCAAAGAAAGTATTTGAGGATAATTGGGATAGGATATTTAAGAAAAAGAAGAAAAAGAAACAAAAGTAATCGTACACCCGTATATACGATTATCGTACACCCGTATATACAATAATCGTATATATGCCCTTACATATATCCTAAACTAAACTAATAGAGAGATTGCCCTGGAGGGCAACTCTCAGGGAAGGAGGAAAAGGTTAAAAATTTTTGCATACTAAGGTTGAAAGAGTGAGGGAGCATTACTATATTTTTTCAAAAAAAAGGAGGAAGTATGAAACATTTAAGGGATAGGATGATCGGAGTAAGAGATTTAGCATACAGTAATAGAAGGAAGAGAGGGTTTATGTCTTTTTGTCAGTCTACTCCAATACATTTTTATATTGTGTTAGAAATCGCGATAGCACAGTTAGGTGGGAAGAAGTTGAACTTTGAGAGGTTAGTTGAGTTGTTGCCTGGTAACTTAGGCAGTAGGTCTACGATTGGTTATGTATTAGATGACTTTGTTAGGCTTGGTTATATGAGTAAGAGTGTGGGAGAGGATAAGAGGAAAAGAGTTTTTGCGGTTAGCAAAACGGAAATGGGGTTGTTGGATAGTTATTTTGAGAAAAGGCAGGTCAGTCTAAGGGAGGTTGCTTAGTTGAAAGAACATAAGTGGTGGTTAGTAGTAGAGGGTATTGAGGATACGGAGAAGAGTGGATTAATTAATTATGGGTTAGCGGGTAAGTATCGCAGTTATTCCAAACTAAAGAAGGTAGTTTGGAAATGGTATAAAAAGCATTTGGGCAGGAAGGATATAAAGACGAGGGAGAAACTAATTTTATATGCTTTGTGTGAGAGGTATTCCGCGCAAGACTTTAGTAGCCATGATGCTATTAGCTATTATGGTCATATGGTTGGTATGCATAGACATACGGTTAGTAAAGGAATACAAAAGTTAATGGATCTAAATATTTTATGGTGTGCTATAGATGGGGAGAGGAAAGTATTGCGAAGTCTAAAGGCGGGAGTTCAGCATAAGCATTTTCTTCTGGTTGGCTTGGGTGTTATGTTGGAAGAAGAAAGCCGAGAAGATTAATATACTTCAGGAGTTATATTTAGGGGGAGTAATCCTCCCGACTTTCATTGATTCATGTAATAAACCGAAGTCATTAAAAAGAATAATACAACTGCTGATAATAGTTCTATGCTCATGCTGGCCACCTTTCCTTTTGATATGCTGGTTTAATTAGTTTCTTGGTTATTCTTTTAAACTCGTTCGTTTCCTCGTCCAGAAACGCAACTTTGGATAATTTAATCTCTTTGTAGTTCTCTTGAACATAGCCAAAGATCGTAGTGCCTTGTATTTGTACTCTAATCATTTGGCGTACTTATGCCCTCAATCCAATCACCCTTTTTATGTTGGATTATTTCGCTATACCAAAACTTATCGTCTTTAAATAGTTGGATATAAGCTCTAGCAACTTCTTCACGGGTTGGCTTGTTCCTTCCAACTAAAGTATTAAACTCTATTGGTTGCATTTGTACTATGATCTTGTGCGTGTTTTCCATACTATATTCTACTACGAAATAAGAAAAATAATGCTTTTAATGCTTTGTCTGATAAGTGGCGTAAGTGTTTAGGTGTTTTTCTTCGGTCTATTTTTTTCATTTTTTTCCTTCTAATTTAACCTCAAAACCCTGCTCTCGCATCTTGTCGGCTTGTTGGTTGGCTAGTTTTAAATCTTTGGTACTGCATCTAATAAACCAATTATTAGATACGTTTACTTTTACTATGTAAGTCATTGTTTGCACCCTATCCAAACACCTACACATAATATTGCGAATATTGTTAATAGTGTTAATTCCATCATGCTATTTACCTCCTAAAGTATGTTTAACATTCCTATATAATACCAAATAATACTTATATATCAAGTAGTTAGCATAAAAAACATAGGGTTTTTTTAAGAAATGCTGTAAAATAAGGATTTATAAAGCATAAAAAAATATCAATTATGGAGCAAAAAACAGCCAAAACAGATCAAAAACTACCAAAAAAAGCAGGTAGAAAGCGTATTAAAATTGATTTAGAGCAAGTAGAAAACTTAGCCAGTCGTGGACTTGGTAACTCTCAGATTGCCCGTGCTTTGGGCGTTTCATGGAATACTATTGACCGTAACCGCAAACGTTCTGAAGATTTTGAAGAGTCTATTAAAAAGGGTAAGGCGCGGGGTTTGGCGCAAGTAACAAACGCCTTGTTTGAATCGGCAACGGAAAAGAACTCGGTTGTTGCCCAAATTTTCTATCTAAAGAACCAAGATCCAAAAATATGGAAGGATCGCGTAGAAAACGTACACGCGACCATAGACCTCAATCAAGTTTTAACTGGCGCAAAAGATAGATTGTGCGACAATACTGCCACACTAGATAAACCACGCGTTATAAACGCTGTTAAATCAACAAATAAAAAGAAGAACAACCTGGTAGACAATCAGGCTA